CCCATGAACTATCCGTTCCTATGGGAGTGTAAGTCGGCAAACAGCAGAAAATTCGCTGAGTTTGTTCGTAAAGGGGTGGCACAGGCCAACCCTACCTATGCAGGTCAGATTGCGCTATATCAGGCTTATATGGAGCTTACAGAGAATCCTGCGCTGTTTACTGTTATGAACAAGGACACATGCGAGATTTATTATGAGCTTGTCCCATTTGACAAAAGGTTGGCACAAAGAATGAGCGATACAGGAGTAGCAATATTGCAAGCAACAAAAGCGCAAGAGATGTTGCCAAGAGTGGCAGCCAATTCAGATTACTTCACATGCAAATATTGTGAGTTTGCAAAAACATGTTGGGGAAAATAGAAAAGGGCTAGGACAGAGCACCTAACCCTTTTCATTTGTGAAAACCGAAACTGACGTAAGGAACAGAAAGCTTCAAGGTACAATATAATGAGTGTTATTAGGTTTGACAATACTAAATATGGTGGTTCGCACGAAATAGTTCAAAAAATCAGCGAATGTGTACCATCAAATGTACAGGTTGACGTTCTACGGGAAACATTCCCAAATGGCGTTGTTCGTGGTGGTGTGTTTTATATCGGCTCATTGGCTGGTGAGCGTGGGGAAAGCATGAAGATTGACATCAATCCATCTTCTCCACATTTTATGAAGGGACAAGATTTCAACGGGGGCACTGGTGTCGGGGGGATTGTTAAAATCCTGATGGAAGCCCGTGGCTTGCGCCTGCCTGAGATTAAGCAGATGTTCCAGCAATATCTGCCAGAGGACAATAGACCTGTCGTAAAGGCGCCAGAGTGGGCAAAGCCAAAACCAACAATCAACCTCAATGACGTTCCTTACGATGAACCAGTAAACAATGCGGTTTCAGAAAGTAATGCCCCATCACAAAAAGTAAGGATTGATGCAAACACGCCTCACTCTGGGGAGTGGGATTATATCAGTCGTGACGGCGAGGTTCTGGTGTCAGTTCGCCGTTACGACATTGACGGCAAGAAAGAGTTCAGGCCGTGGATTCCTGGAGTTTCATACCCAAAGGCGCCTGAAATTCGCCCTTTGTACAATATCCCGAACATTTTAAGAGAAAACCAAGTTGTATGGGTAGAGGGAGAGAAGTGTGCGCAGGCTCTAATTGACGCAGGCATTCAAGCTACATGTACACTTGGTGGAGCTGGTGCACTGTCTCGCAAGAATATGGAGAAGTTCGACTTTTCACCCCTTAGAGGCAAGGACGTTATAATCTGGCCTGACAATGATGAGGCAGGCAGAAGCTTGGCTGAAATTGTTCGGGAAGCTGCGCTGGACTCTGACGCAGAGTCTGTGACTATTTTACAGCCGCCATATGACAAGCCAAAGAAATGGGATGCGGCAGACGCACTTGAGGAGGGTTTTGATGTTAAGGGATTTATTAGCTCTGGTTCTGGATATACTCACCGCAGTATTAACCTTCTCAATGATAGTCTGCTTATCTCTAGGTTTTCTGGCACTGCTCCTGTTCAGCATTTTCTAGTTGATGCGACATTCCCATTAGGCGTACCTATCATCTTTGCGGCGGCAGGGGACTCTGGTAAGGGCATGATGACGCTAGACCTCGCAATGAAAGTGGCGGCAGGCAAGCCAATGAAACGGTCTTTCGGGGGCGTGGTAAAAGAGCATGGTGATGTTGTTATCTTCACAGCAGAAGATGACGAATCGGAAATGCACAGACGCATTGAACGTCTCGATGAAGCAGGCGAGCGGTTTAATTATCCGAACAAATTGCATGTAGTGCCGCTACCAAACGTGGGTGGTGTGTTTCCCATCCTTAGAGAGTCTATGGGCGAGTACAGCGAGACAGAAGAGTTTAAGAAGATATATGACCAGCTCATTCAGCTCGACAACCTGAAGCTCATTGTGTTTGACCCATTGGCATCATTCGTACATGCGGATGTAAATGCTGACCCTGCGGCAGGAGCGGCTTTAACAGGGCTTCTAGCTCGCATAGGCACGGAAACTGGCGCTTCGGTGCTGATGTGTCACCATATGACCAAGATGAAGGATGACGGCGTTATAACGAAGCCAGAGCAGGCTCGTAATATGATTCGGGGTACATCTGCGCTGGTTGATGGCGTGCGTTCTGCGTTTGCCCTATGGCAAGTGAATGAAAAGGAAGCATTCGGGCGTTGCGCTGACTTGGGTTTAGATTACCAACGCAATAGATGCTTTGATGGCGCAGTGGTTAAGTCAAACGGGCCTGCTAATCGGGACATCCGACATTTTGTTCGGGATACATTCACTGGGCTTCTGGAGGATAGAACCGAACAAATTCGAAACTTGAACTCTGGTAATCAAAACCAAGCCAGAAAAGATGCACTGTTCCAGTGGATTCGCAACTGTGAAGACCACGGCAGAGCATTATCTCAGAAAAGCGGCGCTGACGGTATTATTGAAAGATTATCGGATTCAGATGCTCCTGCTTTACTTCAAGGATTGAGCCAGACATCTATGGACAGAATTGTTCGGGAATTGATTCAGGAACGCCGTATCGAGAAGTATTCGTTCAGCACAACGGGTGGGCGTAAGTGGCTTGGCACAACGGACGGCTTGATGAGTCAAGGACTGTATGAGGCAAGAACAGCGAGGGATAACGTGTGATGATTGTATATAAAGCAACAAATGAAGACAACGGTATGCAGTATGTTGGCGTTACCGTCAAAAAATTAAATTATAGAGCTAATGGTCATAAGAGAGATGCTGATAGAGGCAGGGGTAGCGAGAACAGTCTCCAGAACGCAATTAGAGTTCATGGCTTTTCAAAGATAACTTTTGAGCAAATAGATGAAGCTGACAATTATTCAGAGCTTAGAGAAAAGGAAATGTTCTGGATTAAAAAGCTAAACACAAGATGGCCTAATGGGTACAACCTGAATAAGGGCGGCAACCTTCATGGTGAAATAAAAAACAAAACATATCGTCATAAATTTACTATTGATGGTGTCACATATGAGGGTATGGAAAATTTAGCAAAGGCCTTTGGCCTGACTAAAAAAACAGTAGAGTCAAGGCTAACAAGTAATCTGAATTGGACTCTACGGCAGATTGTTGGGTTAGACCCCGCTCCAGTTCAAGTCCCTGTATGTGCAAAAGAAATAACTTACAAAGGTGTTACTTACCCTAGCAAGCGTCATCTCGTCAGGGCTTTGAACCCGAACATGAACACAGAAACATTTAGGCATAGGCTGGAAAGAGGGATGTCTATTGAGGACGCTTTATCGGATAAGAAGCTAAAAGGTAACGCCGCAGAGGTGGTTGTGGGCGGCAAAACATTTAGAAGCATATGTGCAGCGGCAAGATATTATGGCATTAGCTCCGCTACTATGGGTAATAGAATCAGGGCTGGCTGGAGCAGTGATGATTGTGCTTCTCAGGAGATTAGAGGCGGAAACATTACTGCTTTCGGCATTACATATAAAAATAAAATGGAGCTTTGTGAGAGGCTCGGATTAAATTACGAACTTTTCTGTCAGAGACTTTGGAGGAGTCTTACACCCGAACAAGCTATCAATAACGAGAAAACAAAATACGAAAAAGGCCTAGAGTTCACTGTTGACGGCAAAACATTCGACACCAAAAAAGAAGCCGCTGAGTATTACGGTATGATTCCCCGTATGCTAATAAAAAGATTGTATCTTGGGTGGACACCAGAAGAGGCGGTTGGACTGGTAAAGCGAGGCAAGATAAGAAATCCAGGAAGAGAAGTAAAAGTAGAGGGGAGGACATTTAAAAGTATTCGCCTAGCAGCTGAACATTATGGTATCAGCTCGTATCTAGCTACATCAAGATTCAACATGGGGTGGGAACCCGAAGAAGTGTTCGGTCTGAAAGAGAGAAGTAAAAGAAGACCACACAAAGGAAACCGAATTACTGTTGAAGGGGTAGAGTTTCCTAGCCTGTTAGAAGCCGCAGACCACTACGGCCTACATCCTGCATGCGTAAGGTCAAGGATTAAAGACTTGGGGTGGACAATAGAACAGGCATTCGGAATCGAACCCAAACCAGAGAGAGTTTACAACAGGTGCCCTGATACGGGAAGGTTGTTAAAAAATGTATAAAGCAGACGGGTTTGATGACGCATTTATCGGGATTTGCAGGGTTGCAGGCAGGGAAGATGTGATTGCGTATGATTATTGGAAATGTATTGATATTCTCATGAGTCGGGATAAAATGACAGATGAGGAGGCAATCGAATTCATGGAATACAACGTTATCGGGGCTTATGTGGGCGAATATACGCCTGCATTTATA